GTGGTGCTGCGACAACAAGGACTGCCATCCGTTCCCGCGCGACGCGGTTGAGCGCACCGGCGACGGATGGGTCATCCGGTCGACCGGGCAGATCTTCCGCGACGGCGAGCGCGGCATCTATCCGAACTACGCGCCGGACGTTGGCGAGGTGTGGATATGCCGCCTGCCGACGGAGCCGCAGGCGCGCTGCCTATTCGTGCTGCCGGAGGGGTCATGAGCTTCCGCCCAATGGCGTCTGCGCGCCATCCACAGACCAGGCTTCTGCTGCAGCAGGGCCAGGCGCGCTTCACCGCTAATGCCCGCCGTGACGTCGTCGAAATCCTGGTGCACATGGATGACGCCTTGGCGTCAGGACTGCGCCCGCAGTGGCGCATCCAGCTGATGACCGGTGATGGAGACGACGCCGGGCGCTGGCTGCTGCACGGCTCGGAACGCTACGGCATCCTGTCTGATTGGCGCCCGGCGTCGCGGACCGTATGCATGATCAAATATATCAGTGACATCAGACGTATCGGCGCGTGGCAGGAATTCGGCGAGGCCGTGCCGTCGCCGGACGGGCTGATACTGGTGCTGCCGCGGCGGCTGCGCCTGATCGAGCGGGCGCAGCGGGCGGCGGCATGACGGCCTTGATGACGAGGTCCCGCCCGCGGCAGCGGGAATATGCGCTGCACTGCGCGGTGGCGGCGATGCTGGAGCGCGTGCTGCCGCTGGACGCCTGGTACACGTCTGTCGGCCATGGCCGGCGCGGGCCGAAGACGGGCGCGCAATTGCGCGCGATGGGCGTGCGCGCGGGCGTGCCGGACATTCTGATCGTCTGGCGCGGCCGCGCCTACTGGATCGAGCTCAAGGCCGGGCATGGCCGGACGCAGCCGGCGCAGGAATTGTGCCATGCGCTGCTGGCCGCCGCCGGCTGCCCGCCGCCGAAGGTGGCGCGGTCGCCGGCCGGCGTGACGGCCGCGCTGATCGAATGGGGATTGCCGCTGCGCGGCAGGATCGCGGCGTGATCCGCATCGTGCGCAACGTCGCGCCGACAGCGCATACGCGCAGCGACGATGCCGACCCGCGCAGGAACATCCGCGACGTGACCGACGCGGTGCTGCGGGCGGCGCGCGCGACCTTCGGCGTCAGCAGCACGGCCGAGATCATGTCCGGCCGGCGACCGCGACCGATCATATGGGCGCGTTGGGCGGTCCTGTGGATTCTGGTCCAGGACTTCCGTTGGACCAATGAGTCGGCCTGCGGCCTGATCGAGATCGACCACACGACCGGGTTGCAGGCGCTGCGGCGCATCGCGGCGATGTTGGCGGACGCAAGCCCGTCGCAGGATACGCAGGAGTTCTTGCGCCTGCTGGCGTTGGCGCGCCGCCGGACGGCCGAATCCTTCGAGGGGCGCGGGCTGCAGAAAAGACAGCGGAGGGTATGTCATGATCACGGCCGAGACTCTGGTATCGCTGGATGCCTGCGGCACGGCGCTCCACGCATTCGCGCGGGCGTTTCCCGACGGCGCGCCGGACTGGTGCGCCGTCATCCGTCATCCGGAGTGCCGGCCAAGCTGGCAGGATTGGATCATTGCGCGCGTGCCTGGCATCTCGCACGCCGAGCGGCGCGAGATGATCGCAATCAGTGGCGATCCAGCCAAGCGGGCCGGCACGGCGGCCGCTCATGCGCCTGGTTTGACACTGGCCGAGCGGCGCGAACTGCTCGCGGCCAGTGGCGAACCTGCCTACTGGTCCGGTATAGCGGCCGCTCATGCGCCCGGCTTGACACTGGCCGAGCGGCACGAACTGCTCGCGGCGAGCGACAACCCAGGCTACTGGGCCGGAGAAACGGCCGCCAATGCGCCCGATCTGACCTGCGCCGAGCGGCGTGAGCTGATCGCGGCGAGCGACGATCCGGCGCGTTACGCTGGCGCGGCGGCCGCTCATGCGCCGGGTCTGACATATGACGAGCGATGTGAGCTGCTCGCTGCGAGCAGCAATCCGGCCTGGTGGGCCAGGGTGACGGCCGCATACGCACCCGGCCTGACCTATGCCGAACGGCGCGAGTTGATCGCGGCCAGCGACGAGCCGGCATATTGGCGGAAGGCTGCCGGAGGTAAACGATGCCCGTAAGGCTGGCTGACGTGCGCGCGCTGGACGCATGCACCGAGGTACTCCGCAAGTTCGCGCGGGCGTTTCCCGACGGCGGATCGCCGCGATGATGCACGGGTCAAACCAGCCGCACGAAAGGACTCCGCAACCATGAGCTACATCTATCTCGCCTCGCCCTACACGCACCCCGATCGCAAGGTGATGCAGGAACGGTATGACCGCACCTGCAACGCGGCGGCGCGGCTGATCCTGGACGGGCATGTCGTGTTCAGCCCGATCGCGCATTCGCATTCGATCGGCGGATACCTGCCCGAGCCGGTGCGCCTGGGGCACGAGCTGTGGATGCGGCAGGACCGGGCGCTGCTGCGGCACGCGCGCGAGCTGTGGATGCTGACGCTCCATGGCTGGGAGGAGAGTCGCGGCATGACGGTCGAGCGCGAGCTGGCCGAGCGGCTGGGCATCCCGGTGCGGTTCGTGGCGCCGCCGGACAGCGGCGCGGCATGCGTGCGGCCGCCGGCCACCATCGTCGACGAGGCCGCGGTCCCGGTGGCGCCGATATGACGGAGGCCGCGATGGCGGAGCGCGACGACGACCCGGCGATCCCGGCGGCATCGCTGACGGCGGACATTCTGGAGCGCGCGGTGCGGCAGTTCGCGACCGGCGCGCGGCGCAACGGCGGCGCCGACAAGGAGCACCGGCGCTATGACCTCCTGCCGCGCGAGGCGATCTATGCCTACGCGATGCATATGGGCCGGGGGGCGGCGGAGCATGGCGCCCGCAATTGGGAGCGCGGCATCCCGCTGAGCACATATTACAACTCCGCGATGGATCACCTGCTGCGGTATGGCACCGGCTACCGCGACGAGCCGCATCTGGAGGCAGCGTTGTGGAATGTCGCGTGCCTGGTGGCGACGCGATCACGCATCCGGCGGGGGCTGCTGCCGCGCGAGCTCGACGACATGCCGGAGCTGCCTCCGGACGTGCTGCCGGGGTACTGACGTGGCGGCGCGGATATTCTCGGTTCGGAACTTTGCGCGGTTCCAGCACTATCGCGATCGCCGGCCGCTGTGGATCAAGCTGTATCGCGACTTGTTGCATGACTATGAGTTCGGTCGGCTCCCCGACGTCGCGAAATGGCACCTCGTCGGAATATGGCTGCTGGCGAGCCAACAGGGAAACCGATTGCCCTATGACGCGGCATGGGTCGGTCGTCAGATTGGCGCCGAGCAGCCGGTCGACCTCGACCTGATGGCGCGCGAGGGCTGGATCATCGACGCGCCGGGCGGCGATAAGCCATTGACCGAGAACGATGCTAGCAACGTGCTAGCAAGTCGCTCTCAAGTTGCTAGCAAGTCGCTAGCAGGTTGCTATCAAGTTGCTAGCCTAGAGACAGAGACAGAGACAGAGACAGAGAACCCCCCCCTTAGTCCCCCCCCTGTCGCGGCCATCCCGGGCGACGCCGGTGCGGCCTGTCGGGCCGGCGATGCTCGGCCAGGGGCGCGCGTGGGCGGTGGCGTGCCTGCCCAGCGCGGCGGCGGCGCCGCACGTGGCACGCGGCTGCCGGCGGACTGGGAGCCGAGCCCGGCGGAGCGGGACTATGCCCGCGCCCGCGGCCTGAGCGACGCCCGCATCACGGACATGGCCGAAGATTTCCGGGTGTACTGGACGCTGGGGCGGGGGCGCAACACCACCCACCTGGACTGGACGCGTGCCTGGCAGACCTGGGTGCGCAAGGAGGCGCAGCGCCATGACCGATACGGGCGTGCCGGCCGCGACCGGCAGCACGACCATCCCGTCCACGACGTCGCGGCCCGGCGGGCCGCTATCCTGCAGGGCCTCGGCCTGGCTGGCGGACACGCCGGTGCGGGCGGGAGCGGTGCCGGAGTGGATCACGACGGCGGCGCCGGGGCTGGTGGCGGCGGCGGAGGCGGCGCTGCGGCCGGCGGACGACCGGGCATGGGCGGTGGCGCTGGACCGGCTGCTGAGCCATGCGGCGCTGCACGACCTGCCGGTGCCGCGCGACATCCAGGCCGTGTCGCGGAGCTACCGCTCGCTGCTGCACGACCTGCCGGCGGACGTGCTGATGGCGGCACTGGAGGCGACGCTGGCCCGCTGGACGTGGCGGATGTTGCCGCAGCCGGGGGATGTGCGCCGCCATGCGGCGGCGGAGCTGTCGCGCCGGCGGACGATCCTGATCCGCGCGCGGCAGGTGCGGATGCTGGCCCGCGACCGGCGGCCGCCGGACCCGCCGCGCTACGCGGACCTGAGCCCGGCGGAGCGGGAGCGGGTGGACCGCCTGCTCGCGGCGGCCCGGTCGGCATTGGAATCGTAAGTACACATACGATCGACGGAAACCACGTTTTTTTGGCCGCTGGTGCGCGTTGGCGCGGCGGGTAGGTAGGTTGGTGGGCGGACGCGCGAACCGCACCACGGGCCAAAATACGCGGAATGCGGGCCTATTGGCCGTCGGTTCTCGTTCCGGACATGGTTCGGGCGCGATTTACCCCCTTGCGGGCGGCGCTCGCGGCGGCGGTGGCCGGGGTCGATCCGCGCCGGACGATGGCCACCCGGCGGCCGTGGCGGATGGCGTCGGCGGCGGCGCGGGCGAGGCACTGGGCGTGGACGCCGGCCGATGGCCAGCCCAGGGACTGGGCCTCGGCGTCGCTGGCCGCCAGGCCGAGCTCGATTGTCGTGCCGGGCGGGGCGGCGCGGATGCGGGCAGCGGCTTCCCGCGCCGCGCGGGCGAGCCGCAGGTCAAGCGCCGCCAGTCGTTCGAGGGTGTCCGCCGGCGTTCGCCGGCGTCCGGATGCCCAGGATCGGACCGCGTCGGCGCTGACCCCCAGCCAGGCGGCTGCGCCCGCGTGGTCGAGGCCGCACAGGCGCAGCAGCAGGGCGAATGGCGTCATGCGGCGATCCGCATCAGTCGATTCAGTGCCGCGCGGTGACGCTGGTCGCGGATCAGCCGGATCGCCGCGGCGACGTCCGCCAGCCCGGCTGCCGCTATCATCCGACGCAGGGTGGGCGCGTCGGGCATCGGGTAGCCAGCACCCTCACTGGCGCCGGCTGCGACCCAGTACCCATATGAGCACAGATCGGCCACGGCCAACCAAGGGTCCCACCCCCACGCGGAGCCGTCGCCGGCCGACGGCCACGTATCATCGACGCCCGCCGACGGATCAACAGGCGCGTAGTCATAGCCGGCCGCGTGCTGCGGCCAGGGGCCCTTCCCCAGCACGGATGCCGCGATCGCCGCGGCGATCGCGTGGGACACTCCCGCCAGGCGCAGTTCGGCCGCGAGCCGGCCCTGATTTCGTGGTGCCTGCACCAGTATGTGGCGCCTGCTGTTGACCCAGTAGGCGCCGCCGGTGTATTTACACGGCTCTATCACTGCGATATACATCAGACCATCCGTCATGATCCTGCCGTCATCAGGCTCCGGACGGATCGGTCCCGGAGCGACCGCGCGCTACATGCACGCGGTTTCGGCCTCTGGAAACCGGGCGATTACCTCCGCCCACCGGCAGTAAGGCCCATGCCACTGGTCGTCCGCTTTGACCCAGTAGTATTCCGGGTCCAGTCCCGGATAATCCCACCGTGCTTCCCGGCGGGTTGGGCGCAGGATTTCTTGGATCATCGATGTCCTCCGCTAGTCGATCGTGGCTATACTGTACATAAGACAGGTACATCCGTCCAGCGAAATATCTGACATTACGTCGATTTTATGCTGTTGACATATCCGCAACACTGTGCTATTTTCGCCACATCATCACAGAGTCAGCCGTGACGCGAGCGGTGGGCGCGGGTGCCGGCGCCCCCGGCGCCCGGCCGGCTAGCCCAGCGCATCGATGAGGACGCGACCCCGACCGCGCTCGACACATATATATATGTACGGGCCGTCGGCCCGATTATCCCGCAGGCGCGCGCGGGGTCGCGTGCTGAATAAAAAATGTCGCAAAACGAACAGTCTGAGCGACCGAAGAAAATCGGCCGGCCGAAGGGCGCGGTGAACAAGATCACGGCGGACGTGCGCGCGCTCGCCCGCGAGTACGGCCCGGCGGCGATCCGCGAGCTGTACCGCCTGGCCACGACGGCGGAATCGGAGGCGGCGCGGGTCGCGGCGATCAAGGAGCTGCTCGACAGAGGGTATGGCCGATCGGCGCAGCCGGTGATCGGCGGGGCCGATGACGATCCGGCGATCAGGCATCAGGGACGGATTGAGATCGTGATCGTTGATCCTGCAACGAATTCCGGCGGATGACGCGATCTGGGGCGACCGATACCGGGCGGACGCGGACTGGTTCGGCGCGTCGCGGACTAGTTCGGCGCGTTGCGAACTAGTCAGGCGGCAGCGGAATAGTTGCGCGCGCAACCATGCTGCGGGTCGCGCGGGTCTTCGAGCCGTTGTTGCGGCCGGCGCGCTACAAGGGCGCCTATGGCGGGCGCGGATCGGGCAAGTCGCACTTCTTCGGCCAGCATCTTGTCACGCGCGCGATGGCCGAACCGGGGCTGCGCGCCGTGTGCATCCGCGAGGTGCAGCGAACGCTCGCTCAATCTTCGAAGCGCCTGATCGAGGACAAGATCGTGGAGCTGGGATGGCGCGCATGCTTCGATGTCACCGCGACCGAAATCCGCACGCCCGGCAACGGTCTGATCATCTTCCAGGGCATGCAGGATCACACGGCGGAGTCGATCAAGTCGCTCGAGGGCTACGACATCGCGTGGATCGAAGAGGCGCAGACGTTGAGCCACCGCAGCCTGTCGCTGCTGCGCCCGACGATCCGCAAGGACGGCTCCGAAATCTGGGCATCGTGGAACCCGCGCCGCAAGACCGACGCGATCGACGAGTTCCTGCGCGCGAAACGCCCGCCCGATGCGATCGTCGTGCAAGCGAACTGGCGCGACAACCCGTGGTGGACGGACGTGCTGGAGGCCGAACGGCGGCTGGACCAGGAGCGCTACCCGGAGCGCTACGCGCATATCTGGGAGGGCGAGTACGCGCAGGCGGCCGAGGGCGCCTACTTCGCCGCCGGCCTGGCGAAGGCGAAGGCCGAGAACCGCATCGGCGGCACGATCGCCGCCGACCCGCTGCTGCCGGTCCGCGCGTTCTGGGACCTCGGCGGCGCCGGCGCGACGGCGGACGCGAACGCGATCTGGATCGTGCAATGGGTCGGCCACGAAATCCGCGCGCTCGACTACATCGAGGGACAGGGCCAGCCGCTGGCCTACTACGTCGATGCGTTGCGCACGCGCGGATGGGATCGGGCGATCTGCGTCCTGCCGCATGACGGCCTGAATACCAGCGCGATCAGCGGCAAGCGCTACGCCGACCATCTGCGCGACGCGGGATTCGATGTGCCGACGCCGATCCCGAACCAGGGCCGGGGCGCAGCGACCATGCGGATCGAGGCCGTGCGCCGCATCCTGCCGCAATGCTGGTTCGACGCGCGATGCGCGGCCGGCATCGACGCGCTCGGCTGGTATCACGAGCGGCGCGATGAGGAGCGGGGCGTCGGACTCGGGCCGGAGCACGACTGGTCGTCGCACGCCGCCGACGCCTTCGGCCTGATGGCCGTGTGCTACGAGGACCCGAGCCGTCGCGACGGCATCTTCCGTCCCGGCCCGCCGGTCGATACGCGATGGGTGATCTGATGCGCTATGAAGTGATCGTGATGGTCCGCGACCCGAACCGCCGTGACACCGAGCATCGCGTCATCGTCGAGCCGCCGCCAGAAACCCCGCGCGACCTGCATGGCGAAGTCGCCGCCCGCATCGCCTGCGGAAAGGTGCGCGCGACCATCGCGGAGCTGCCGCACCTCTACCGCATCACCGTCCACGGCATCGCGCCGGCCGGCGATGTGGGCAATGCCGGCAATCCGGCATCCGGCGCCACATCGGGCCGCAAGCCGATCGACATGCCGCCGCCGGTCGCGCGCGCGCCGAACGGCCGCTTCGTGTCCGCGCGATGACCGTCGCGCCACGCAAGCACGCCGACGGCAGGCTGCTGTACGGGACGCCGTATACCGGCTGGATGCGGTTCTTCGACGGACGCGGCTGGCGTCAATGTGGCACGCGCCGCGCGCTGACCGAGGAAGAGGCGAACGTGCTGAACATGTTCTGCATGGTGTCGGTGCTCGGCAATGCCTGAACCGATGACGGACATTGTCGACGATACGACGGCGGAAACGGCCGTCGCGCCGGCGGCGGAACCGATGCGCGAGGACGAAATCGCGTCCATCGTCCGCCGGACGCTGGAGCAATGCATCGGCTACGACGGCGGGCCGTTGAGCGAGGCTCGCGCGAAGGCGCTGCGCTACTACCGCGGCGAGCCGCTCGGCAACGAGATCGAGGGCCGGTCGCAGATCGTCAGTCGCGATGTGGCCGAAGTCGTCGACGGCATGATTCCCGACCTGCTGAAACCGTTCGTCAGCGGCGACGAAACCGTGCGCTACGAGCCGCGCGGGCCGGAGGATGAGCAGGCGGCGCAGCAGGCGACCGATTACGCGAACTATGTCTGGAACGTCGACAATCCCGGCTTCACGGTTTTTCACGACTGGATCAAGGACGGGCTGCTGGCGCGCGTCGGCGTCGTGAAAGTGTGGTGGGAACGCGAGCAGCAAACGAGCCGTGAGAGCTATACCGGCCTGACCGAAGTCGAATTGGCCGCGTTGCAGGCCGATCCAAGCGTGACAAAGATCGTCGCCTCTTCGGCGCAGCCGATTCCTGGACCAGACGGCCAGCCGGTCCCTTCCTTCGACGCGACGGTCCATCGCACGGTCGAGGGCGGCTGCATCCGCATCCGCAACGTTCCGCCGGAGGAATTCCTGGTCCTGTCGGAGCGCATCCAGCTCGACGACCGGCCGTTCGTTGCGCACCGGTGCCGCCGCACGCTGAGCGATCTGCGCGAGCTGGGATACCCGGAGGAGAAGATCGCGCGCATCGATTCCGGCGGTGCTGAATACGACGTGGTGCCCGAGCGGGACGAGCGCGAATCGCCGGAGCAGGAACTGATCGGCCGCGAGGAAATGTCAGCCGATCCCGCGCAGCGCGAGGTGTGGGTCAGCGAATGCTACCTGCCGCTCGACGCCGACGGCGACGGGATCGCGGAATACCGGAAGGTCACGCTGGCCGGCGACACCGCAAACGTCGTGCTGGACAACGAGGAGGTCGATGACCATCCCTTCGCGGCATGGTCGCCCTATCCGATCCCGCACAAGTTCCACGGCGAGAGCGTGGCGGACAAGGTGATGGACGTGCAGCTCACCAAGTCCGCCATCCTCCGCCAGATGCTCGACAACCTGTACCTGGTCAACAACGCGCGCACGGAGATCGTCGAGGGCAAGGTCAACCTGGACGACTTCCTGTCCTCGAAACCCGGCGGCTATATCCGCGTGCGCGAAGCCGGGGCGATGCGCGAGATCGCCGTGCCGCCCGTCTTCCAGCACGCCTTCCCGGCGCTGGAGTACCTCGACACGGTGCGCGAGAACCGCAGCGGCGCGACGCGCTACAACCAGGGCCTGGACGCCGATTCGCTGAACAAGACCGCTGCCGGCATCAACGCCATCATGACGAAGGCGCAGGGGCGGCTGGAGACCATTGCTCGCATCTTCGCCGAGGTCGGCGTGAAGCGCGCCTTCCGCATGCTGCTGAAGCTGATGACGCGCTATCAGGACCGCGCGCGCGTCGTGCGGCTGCGCAACACGTGGATCGCCGTCGATCCGCGCGCCTGGAATGCGGAGATGGACGTGGCGATCAACGTCGGGCTCGGCACCGGCAACAAGGACCAGCAGCTCGCCCATCTGATGGCCGTCTGGGACAAGCAGCTGCAGGCGATGCAGGTGCAGGGCGGGCCGGACGGTCCGATGGTCACGTTGCGGCACATGTACGAGACCGCGCGCAAGATCGTCGAGAATGCGGGGCTCAAGAGCGCCGAGCAGTTCTTCGCCGACCCATCGCAGGCGCCGCCGCCACCGCCGAAGCCCGACCCGGAAATGGAGAAGGCGAAAGCGCAGATCGAGATCGACCGCCAGAAGGCGGCGGCTGACTTCGAGCTGCGCAAGCAGAAGCAGGACGGCGAGCTGATGCTGAAGCAGCGCGAGTTGGCGATCCGGGCCGCGCAGGGCGCGTTCATGCCACAGTCGCCGGTCATGCCGGCCGCCTCCGCATGACCGACGATCCGGTCGCGCTCGGCGAACATTGCCGTCGCCTGCTGCACGACGAGGTGCTGGCGTCGATCCTTGCGGCGATGGACGCCGAGCTGATCGCCGCGTTCCGCGCGACGGCCCCCGGCGACAGTGTCGCACGCGACGCGATCCATGCCCGGTTGCTGGCGCTGAGCGATCTGCGCGATGCGTTGCGGACGCGGCTGGAGGCCGGGCGTTTGGCAGCCGAGCGCAACGAAAGCGAACGCGAGGCGGCGAAGGCGCGCCGAGCGCGCGGCGTCGCCCCAGGCGATCCGATCTGAATTCGATTTGCCGCGCCGTGTCGTAGCCAGACTGCGACGATCAGACGCGGCTTGAACCGCCCCCTGCGCGGGGCACTCCAACACCCGAAAGGACTGGAGCCATGCCGGAAACGGCACCGACTGGCGACGCCAACGTCGCCGAAAGCATCCTCGCCGTCTTGTCTGCCGACGACAAGGCAGGAAACGGGAAGGAAGAGGAGAAGACGGCTGACGAACCGGAAGCCGAAGCGCCACCCGCCGACGACGAGCCGGCGGACACGGAAGCGAAGGCAGAGGCAGCCGACACCGATGCGGCGTCCGGGGAAGAGCCCGACGCGGAAGCCGAGGCGGAGTCCGCACAGGAATCCGAGGAGCCCGATCCATCGACGGAAGTCGAGGTGAACGGCGAGCGGATCACCCTGGAGGAGCTCAAGCGCGGCTACATGCGTCAACAGGACTACACCCGCAAGACGCAGGCGCTGGCGCCCGAGCGCCAGGCACTCGAAACCGAGCGCAAGCAGACCAAGGAGTTCCTGAACCAGGTCCTGTCATTCGTCCATATGATCGATCCCTTGCGGCAATACCGCGAGATCGATTGGGACAAGTTGTCGGCCGAGGACCCGAACGTATATACGCGGCTGCGTCATCAGTATGAGCGCGATGCGCAGTATCTGCGTCACCTGGAGGCGGCTCATGCCGCCGCCGGAGAGAAGGCCTTCGCCGACTACACGCGCCACCAGCGCGATGCGATTGTCGCCGCCATACCGGAGCTGACCGACGCATCCAAGCGCGACGCGATTCTCAAGGAGATGAGCGACGCGATGCTGGCCGTCGGATTCACCCCGGACGACGTGCGACGGACGGTGGATCACCGCGTGATGCTGCTGGCCCGCGACGCGGCCTATGGCCAGAAGATGCGGGAGGCGGCGAAGACGGCGAAGGACAAGGCCGTCAAGCAGCCGCCGAAGACGGTGGCGCCGAAGGGCGAGAAGGAAAGGACCCGCGAAAGGAGTCTCCGCGAGAAGCAGGCGCTCACGCGCAACTGGCGTGCGGCGAGAAGCGATCGCGAGAAGGCGGACGCGATTCTCCGCATGCTCTGACCGGAGCAACACGTCATGGCAATGACGAACAATGCCTCGAACACGTTTGCCGCCATCGGCAATCGCGAGGACCTGAGCGACAAGATCTACAACATCGCGCCGAAGGACACGCCGTTCATGGCGGCCATCGGCACCAGCAAGGCCACGTCGACCTTCCACGAGTGGCAGACAGACACGCTGGCGACCGCCGGCGCGAACGCCAAGCTGGAAGGCGACGACATCACGACCTTCGATGCGGCGGCCTACACGACCCGCCTGAACAACACCTTGCAGATCAGCTACAAGACCTGCTCGGTGACCGGCACGCAGGACGTGGTCGACAAGGCCGGCCGTCAGCGCGAGATCGTCTATCAGCTCACTCGGCGCACGAACGAGCTGAAGCGGGACATGGAGTTCGTGCTGACCAACAACCAGACGCCGGTTCCGACTTCGCATCCGTCTTCGCCCGGCGGCGGCGGCTCGGGCACCGGCACGGCGCGCGCCCTGCGCCCGCTCTGCGGCTGGTACTCGACCAACAAGAATCGCGCCGGCAACGGGGCGGACGGCACCGCTTCGGCGGCGGCTACCGATGGCACGCAGCGTCCGTTGACGGAGTCGATGCTGAAGTCCGTGATCCAGTCCTGCTGGACCCAGGGCGGCAATCCCGACATGATCATGGTCGGGCCGTTCAACAAGACCGTGATCAGCGGATTCACCGGCAACGCCACCCGCATCGACCGGAGCGAGGATCGTCGCATCGTGGCGGCGGTCGACGTGTATGAGAGCGATTTCGGCACGCACAAGATCGTGGCGAACCGCTTCTCGCGCGAGCGCGACTGCCATGTGCTGGATACCAGCATGTGGGCGGTGGCCTATCTGCGCAAGATGCAGACCATCGACCTCGCCAAGACCGGCGATGCCGAGAAGGCCATGGTGCTGGCGGAGTACACGCTGGAGGCGCGCAACCAGGCGTCCAGCGGCATCGTCGCCGACCTGACGACCTCGTAATCCCGATCCGGGGCGGTCCTTCGGGGCCGCCCCGCTCTTTTTCGATTCACGAAAGGAGATCGCCCTATGGGCGTCAACCTGAAGCAGCTCGCCGACGGGTCGATGGGGCTCGAAGGCTACAACGCCGATTCCGGCGCGTTCATCATCGTCACCGGCGAATACACGGCGTCTTCGGTCGACAAGACGGTCGCGATCATGCCGCGACGCATGATCGTGCAGGGCATCGTCGGCCGCGTGACCGTGGCAGGCACCGACGCCAGCGCCGTCACGGCGGTGGTGCGCAAGGTGTCGAGCGGCACGGCCATCGCGTCCGGCACCGCGCTGCACAGCGGCTCGTTCAACCTCAAGGGCACGGCCGACACCAATCAGACGCTGACGCTGTCGACCACGGCCAGCGACCTGATCGTCGAGGCTGGTCAGGCCATCGCCATCGACTTCACCGGCACGCTGACCTCGGCGACCGGCATCATCGCCGTGTTCCTGACCCCGGCGTGACGGTCATGGCGGCACCGAATTTCCCGGCGGTCATGGTGGGGGCGGCCGGCACGACCGTCACCACCGGTGCGTCGTCGGCCAGCGCGGCGATTCCGAATGCGGCCGACGGCAACCGCGCGCGTTTCGTGATGGTGACGGCCAAGGCAACCGCCTACATCAAGTTCGGCACGTCCGGCGTGACCGCCACGTCGAACGACATTCTCGTCGGCGGCGGCGCGCCGGTCGTGTTCGCGGTCAAGCCGTTCACGCACTTCGCCTACATCCAAGAGGCGGCCGCCACCATCGTCAACGTGGTGCCGGTGGAGTTCTGACATGATCGTCAGGACGGCAGGCGGATATCGCGTGGTGTCGGAATCCGGCAGGAACCTTGGCGGCCCGTACAAGAGCCGCAAGCGCGCGAAAAAGCGCCTGGAGCAGATCGAGATGTTCAAGGCGATGAAGGCATTCGTGGCTAAGCGCAAATGACCGTGCGACGCTTCGTGGAAATGACGCCGGACGGGATCGGCGAGGAACTGATCTTCCACGGCGACGGCAGCTTCGCCATTCGCCGGTTCGAGGATGTCGAGCCGATCGTCGAACGCAACAAGGCGCTGCAAACTGCCGGCGATGGATACTCGGCCACCCGCGAGTGGCGGCGGGTGGCATCCATCCCGGTCACCGTGCAGATGCAGTGGATCAACCGTTATGGGGTTGACCCGCTGGCCAAGGGCAACGAGGCGCTGCTGAAGCGGCTGTTGAACGACCCGGAATGGCGCCATCTGCGCACTTCGCCCGGCAGGGTGTGAGATGGCGATCAGCAACTACAACGACCTGCTGGTTGCCGCGGCCAACTGGTTGGCGCGCGACGACCTGAACGCGCGAATTCCGGAGTTCGTCGCGTTGTTCGAGGCGGCGGCGAACCGCGAGCTGCGGGTGCGCGACATGGAGCAGCGTGCCTACTGCACGACCGTCGACGGGCAACGGCTCTACGCATGGCCGACCGACATGGTGGAGCTGCGGTATATCAAGATCGACGGCACGCCGCCGACGGTGCTGCAGTACCTCAACCCCGAGCAGTTCGAGTCGCAGGACCCGCAGGTCGGCGGCACGCCGCGCTATTGGTCGGACATCCAAGCGGCCCTGTGTCTGTGGCCTACGCCGACCGAAGGCTTGACGGTCCAGATCGACTACTACCGCCGGCTCGATCTGGCCAATGCCGGCGAGAGCGGGAACTGGCTGATCAGGCGGCATCCGGACATCTATCTCTACGGCACGCTGATGCAGGCCGAGCCGTATCTGATGAACGACGCGCGCGTCGAGACCTGGCGGTCGCTTCTGAACGCCGCCGCCGACCAGTTGCGCAATGCGGAATGGCGCAACAAGGCCGGCGTCACGCCCCGGCGCGTGATGACGGAATATCAAGGAGCCTGACCCATGGCCATCCAGCTGAGCACGGCGGTGCGCAATGCACGTCTTGATGCAATCGAAACGACGGTAGGCACGTCCGCGATCGTCAAGATCAGGACCGGCTCGCCGCCTCCAAGCTGCGCCTCCACCGACAGCGGCACGGTCCTGGCCACCTTCAACCTGGCATCGGACTGGGCGGCGAACGCATCGTCCGGCAGCAAGAGCTTCACCGGCACGCCGATCCAGGATTCGTCGGCCGACAACACCGGCACGGCCGGGCATTTCCGGCTGTATGCCTCGGATGGCACGA